CCAAAGAACTGTAGGTTCTGTTGTTCAGCCAAAGTATTTCTTAATTATATCTAAATGATCCTGATATTTAGCCATTTCGTCAAGCTCTTTCTCTATAGCTTCTATTATATCGCTGTGTTCGCCTATTCCAACTGGGTTTGTTAAGTAAACTTCTACGTTAATACGGTGTTTTTCTATGTGACCTTGTGCGTGCTTTTCTAACGCGGTCAATAACTTCTCTCTCATGGGGTTCTCCTGGTTAAAAAGCCAAGTATACACTTGCACATTTTTTGTGCAGAAATAAGAATCATTATCAACGGGGTACTTTAGGTACCATTGACGGGGGGTGTTCCTATATATGACCCCTGGGGGTGCTGTGTTTGTAAATTTTTTCTGATTATTTGTGCGGATTAGTATGTTAGGTAAACATGACGGAGTCCCAACTGTGAAGTGCTGGGTAGGGGTGGGGTAGGTTCTCGGTCTGCTTGGTTAGTTTCCGATCGAACTTGGAGTTACTTTAAAGTAAAATAAAACAGGAACGCAAAAAAGGAACGCAGTTTTACCTAGTAACCACAATGCCAACATGGTTACTAAGCCTAAGTCATTGATTATAAAGGATTGTTCCCGTTGTTCTCGTTTTGTTTTTGCTCAGTTCTCGTGTAAGTCCTTGATTATAAAGGATTGTTCCTGTTGTTCCCGTTGTTCCCGTCAAAAAAAGGTATGCTTGGGTTCAGGATCGAGCAAGACCAAGAGCCTTGTTTCGCAAGTGAATCTCTACCTAGCTTATACATCAAAAAAGCAAGAACAATAGGAACAGCTTAAAAAATAAGCAACTAAAAAATAAATATAAATAATAATAATAACTAATAAATACAATAACTTAACTTAAATACCAACTGGAAAAGTTATCCACAGAAAAGCCCAAGTTCTTACTTTAAAGTAAAGTAGAAAAACAGGAACAACGGGAACAGGCTAAAAACCCAGTAAAAACAACGACTTACAACACCCGAAAAAATAAGGTAAAAAAGGGGTTTACTTTAACTGTAAAATATGAGATAAAGAACAGGTAAAATCTTTTAACGACATAAGGACTAAATTATGAAATTTAAATTTTTAGAATCAAGACTTAAAAAGCTACCCAAAACCGAATGGGATTGGGAATCCACCAACGACACCACCGAACGCCATGCACCAGTTGTTAAAGTATGGACAAACGAGGACGGCGAACAAGTTGTCTGTTTAAGTTCTGAGCAAGGCAATATGTCTTGTTTTGAATACTTGGGCGATTCTGATTACATGGTTGACTTAAAACCTGAGTTACATGATTGGGCAAAACAATACAACTGGGAATGGCAGTGCCACTATCAAGGCACATATTTTCTATATCAAATCTAATTTTAACGGGGCTAGAAATAGCCCCACTTTTTCAAAAGGACTAAATATGAAACCAAATAAAAAAGAACTAAAACAAAACATCAAACACGCATTAATTCGAGAACATGGGCTAGGCTTAATTAAATTTTTCGGTCTCGATCCGAACCTAGTCAGTCCCGTTGAACTTTGCAAAAAACTCAGGAAACTTGAGAACGAAGCCCACAAAATCACCACTGCACTTTGCAACGGATTTCCCGATCTTGACCACGATCTACAAGAGGACTACATAAAGCACCTTGAGGAAAGACTGGACAAGATCGAGTGGAAACTGAGGGACTATTTATGGGCAAACCAAGTTAAAGCTAAAAAAGACTTCAAAAAAATCAATGCCATATTTATCAACGGCGATCCAAGAGGATATGCTCTTAAACTCGATACAGAAACAATTAAATACTTCGAGGAACTGGGCGAAGATTTCCCACATCAAGACTGGGGGGGCTATGGAATTCTAGCCCCTGATCTAACGAGCGACATTGAACATAAAGCAAACTGGATCAGCTCGAACTGGAAAGAACTAACCACAGGCACACTGACCGACTATAAAACTGACTTAATCGAAAGGGGGTATTTCGTATGTTAATCGACTTTATTATTTTCGGGATCGTGGACAATGCCGTTATGATTATCGGGGCGTTCACTGGGTTAGAAGTGGAAAAATATCTTCCTGAGCGATTCAGGCTCGGTCATTTAATGGCAATAGTCGGGGCAGGGCTTGGAAATACTTTTTCGGATTTTCTCGGTGGCGTGGTTGCTCTTAATCCGTCCTTAGCGTTCGGCTCGGCGATCGGGTGCTTAATTGGCTTGGCTTTAATACCGGTTTTTAATTATGTTTATACCCGACCATAACACTTCGAGGGGCTTGGTTTATACCTTGCCCCTTTTTTCTTTTCCTTGTCTTGAGATTAATTCTCAACTGATGAGATCAAAAGTAACACAGATCGAAACAGGGACGGCTCGAACAATCGATAAAAAACGGGTATACCTTACCCTTAACCCACCAAAGAAAATGCAATACGGGGCGATTGTGAAAGCCAAATTTATAAAAAATATAAAGAAAAGGACTAAATTATGAAAAGATTAACAAGAAGCATTATTTTAACAAGAGGGAAAAAAGAAGCATTTAATTATTTGAGGGGGTGTGGTTATTCGAGGATCGAAGCCCTAACTTTAGTTATTAAATCGAGACCAAGAGCAAGGGGGATCAGTTATGAGTATCTTTAAGCTATGTAATACCTTACGGCTATTGAAGGACGAACACAGTCGACTAAAAGAACAGATCAGCTACTACGAGGAACAACACCAAGCCGAGAAGGGCAGAAATTCAATGATTGACTTCGAGGTGGCGATCCAAGAACTTAACCTAACTTTGTTAGAGATCGAGGACGAGATCGGCATGGTTAATAAATTAATTGGGGGCGAACAATGAAAGAAAATCCAGTAAAGAAAATAATTTTAGAAGCAGACGAGATCGAGAAGTTACAAAAAGGGATCGAGGTCTTAAAACTTGATCCCGACCAAGACTTAATATTAATTGTTAAACCGAGTTCGAAACGAACCTATACAGAAATAATTTTAGATAAATTAGGACTGGACGGGAATCCGAACCATCAACTAACCCATGATCCTAATGGGAAGCCATTTTAATTAAACTTTTGGAAGGACTAAACATGAATTTAATTCAGACTATTAATGAGACTGTTGGAATTCGAGAACCAGTGCGAACCAAGTTACAGGCAGTCAAAGATATTTACAGTGCCACTGCGATAGACGAAGAAGTGGCTAAATATGAGACTAAGCGATACATGGAACAAGTCTTGAATGATTTAAGCTATAAATGGAAAGATTCAAGACGGGCATTATTCACTGAATATACCTATAAAACTAATTACCGATACCGAGAAATAGGGCGTATGTTAGCAATCATTATGAGAATGGAAACCAATCGTTACGACTGGGATCAAGTTCCACATGGTTGCAGAGAAACCCACAAGTCTTTAGCGATCGGAACTTATATCAAGGCAATTTATGACTTAGGTGGAATGATGTTAATAAGCGATCTTTTGCCTAGTTATCACAATATAACTGAGAAGTTTGGATCAGGTGAGTGGATCGGGATCGACTGGCATAAGGCGTATCATTCAGGCAATAATTTTTTATTTGATGAGCGAACAATAGACGATCCGATACTTATTCGTAACAACTGGAAAAATTGTTTTAACCCATTATCTCGTGAAAGCGACAAAACACTTGAGGTGGCTGATCCGAGAAATATTGATATTCGGTCTAAACTAAGTTGGATTTCATGTTGGTTTCATGCACTGCATATCTCAGTGGACGATCCGTATCAGGTGGCATACTATCCAACACTTCGACATTACAAAGAGGGACGGGAAGTCAGGACAAGATTGGGTAAATATTTACGCAAATACCAAGCCTTGTTTTGTCTTGAAGAAAAAGAAATTAAACAGTTGACCGATTGGCACTTAGCCCAGTTGGAAGCAAGGAAGGGTTGGAAAGTAGACTGGCGTGAAAGTAACGATCCTGAAGGGTGGTGGGATTCTTATTACAGGAACACGACTGTATCAAGTTGTATGGCTAAAGATTTTTGCGAACAGGCAATTAAAGCCTATGCCCATGAGAAGTCGGATATGAAACTGGCTTATCTATATCGAACTAGCGAAAATACAAACTGCGAAATTAGAATGACAATAGGTCGAGCGATCGTTCGAGGTGAACACTATGTTCGAGTGTATCCTGATCCAAACGGAAACGCAGAAGGTCAATACTTGAAGAACTGGCTCGAAGGACAAGGCTATACTCAAAGTGCAAATTGTTTAAAAGGGGCGTTGTTAAAAGCCGTTGAATACGAGCATGATGACTATCACTACTATGCACCTTATGTAGACGGGGAGTATCAGAGGGCTTACTTAGACAATGAAGAAGAATATCTCATTATTGATGATGATGGGGATTTAACACTGACAAACACTTCAGGCAATACTTGTGAGGAAGAAGATGATGACGAATATATGAGGTATTGTGAGATGTGCGACCACGATACTCACGAAGACAATATCAGATACATTGAACATTACGATCGGGAATATTGTGATGAATGTATCGACAATGATTTTGTCTACTGCGAAAATGTATCTGGCTATCGACTACCTAGCGACTGTGTTTATTGCGAATCTGACGGCGAATACTATGCTGAAGATGGTGAGATGGGTGATGTTGTCTATTCAGAAAGTCGAGATTCACACTGGCTCAAAGAAGATTGTGAGTTAGTCGCTGACGAAAGTGGGGGCGAAATATGGGCAGTAAAAGACTTAGATAACTTAGTTAAGCTATCCACTATTTTTGATACGAACTACGAGTATGCTCTTAGAGATTTAGCTATCGAGTTACCTGACGGCTTTTGGATTGAGAAGTTTGACTTAAACAACATGGGCATAGCCCCATTTATATTTAATTAGAAAAGGACTTATTATGAATAACACATTACAAGATATTTTAACTTATAGACGAGAACATGATTCAACGGGTGAGAAGCAGTTTATCCGAGATTACATGACCGAGTTTGATCCAGTCTGCAATATTAAGGGTGAAGTCATAGCCTTTAAATTTGAAAACAAGATCGAGGGGGCTAAGACTAACATCTTATGGACTTCGCATATCGACACAGTCCACCACACCGAGCCTGACCGAGTTAAACAAGAGGTATGGATTGATGACTTAACTAAGACGGCGTTTGTTGATCCAAAACAAGATTGTCTCGGTGCTGATGACGGCACAGGGGTATGGCTTATGTTACAGATGATCGAGCATAATGTTCACGGCACTTACTTATTCTTTCGAGGTGAGGAAAAGGGTTGTATCGGATCAGGGGCTATGTCTGAAGAATATGCTGACTATCTAGCTGAGTTCGACTGTGCAATAGCATTTGATCGTAAAGGGTTTGATAGTGTGATTACCCATCAGCAAAGTTCGAGGTGTTGTTCGGACGAGTTCGGCACAAAGTTATCTCAGGTTTTATCGACTGACCGAGATAAGTTTAAATTGGACAAGGGGGGTGTTTATACCGATACGGCTGAGTTCGTTCACCTGATCCCTGAGTGCACGAACATATCAGTGGGTTATCTTGACCAACATTCGAGCAAGGAAACACAAGACATGGACTTTGTCGAGCGACTTCGAGATACCCTGATCGATACCCAGTGGCATGAGATCGAGTTCCCGATCGAGCGAGAGCCTAAAAAAGCTAGTTCGTGGTGGGACGATAGTGGGCAGTTCGGCTATTATGCAGATCATACCTATGGCGTATACGAGGACTACATCTTTGCTTCAGTGGACGAGATCGAGCGACAACTGGCTGACAAGTCGAGAACAGAGATCGCCCATCAGATAAAAGAGATGGCTGAGTATATCGATATGCTAGAGCAACAGGGATACTAGCAATATTTGGGGTAGGGCATAGCCTTACCCTCTCTTTAAAAATGCAACACAGAGCGATTCTGTGCGTTGAAAATTAGTGAAATCAAAAACTGGACGGGTTTTTAGTCCTTACCTAGTCCGTTTTATTACCCTCGAAAGAGGGTATTTTTTTGTCTGTAAAAAGACACTTTACAACATATCCAAAAGAGAGTAGTGTAATAAGACTTACATAACAAAAGGAGAGTTCTTGTGAGTGATACTAAAGTTAATGGGGACGATTTCGATCGGACTTTTGTAATACGAGAGTTGATGAAGTTTGATATGAATACATTCTCATCAATGCCCATGAGTGAAATTGACGGGTGGATTTCACACACTTTGTTAAATGGATTCAAGGGATTTAATAACATGACTGATTCAGAATTGGTGGAGTGTTTTGAAGAAGTTAAAAAATTTAATGGGGACGAAAATGATAGTTGATTTTGTTTTTAAAACCTACGAGGAAGATGATACGCCGATAGAGTTAGAAGTTTCAGCAGATGTTTTATTCTATCCGTATTCAAGAGATGATCCACCTGACATTGAAGTTGACTTACAATCAATAACTAAATGTATAGATGGTGAAAACTATATTCAATCTTTACCTGAGTTTGTTCTTGATAAGATAGAAGAACGAGCAGTTGAAGTGGCATGGGAGATATTATGATGACTGGCAAATTAATATTTATAGCAATAAAGCTAGAGAAAAATAAAATTATAGACACACTTGCATTTGAGCATGAAGATGACTGCGAAGCATTCTGCACCCAGTTTCAAGATTGGGAGTGTGTTCCTACTTCAATGACCGACTTAAAACACGCACTGTTGTATTCAGTGAGATAAGGAGTGATATGGAAAAAGCACTGTTAATTATTTTGTTTGGGATTGCTATGGTGATCGGGGGATATATATTACATTTATATCTTGAGTTTAAAACTTTGATTCAGCCTGATCCACCACAAGCAATATGTCAGAAAGGATTTACCTATTATCAGATACACGAAGATAGCACAGTCTATTTAAAGTCAGATGATGAGTGCCTAGATGAAAGAGAGGTGAACGCATGAAAGACTTTAGAAATAGAAAAATTTTAGAGCATGATCCTGAAGTTATACTCGGTGATTATGTTGTAGTGCCTAGGGAAAACAGAATAGATCGATTGGTGAGAAGGGCTATTCTAGTTTTATTTGGTTTATTAGTTGGGTTTTATTTATGGGGGTAACCTATGGAATACAAATCAGAATTAGAAAAAATCATTATGAAACACTGGAAATCAGTAAATATTTTTATAGCAAAAGGTGATCTTGATAGAGATTTAGAATATGTTTTATTTGATCGCTATTCAGAAGATATGCCATATGGAACTATGAAAGGAAGAACTGGTGATCCGTATGAATTTATTTGTGATCGGTTTTATACCGAGTTAAAAGAGGAAGGATATTTAGATGAAGAAGTTTAGCGTTGTCATGGAAATTGATATGCCTGATGACAAGGTAAAAGAGATACAAAGTTGGGGTGAAGATATTAACCCTGAGTCTTATATTAAATCTGTCGTGGCAGATCATGTTATAGATCGGGGGTTACAGGTAAAACTGGAACTTACAGAAGTTGTTAAGCCTGTTTTTGTTAGGCTGACAGAAACACAATCACACTTGGCTCAACAAGATGCGATAGAAGATCTTGAGGACGAGATACTATCGGGTAAGGCGTGTATTAATGGAAACTGTGAAGATTAAGGAGAGAAAGTATGGATTTTCCAAGTGATTTACTTGACGAGTATTGCTATCAAATGTTCGGGCATGATAACTGGGAACAGTTAAGAGATCGAGAAGGCAATATTATAATTAAGTTCAATAGAAATAAGGAGACACTTCAGTGAGCAAAGAGTTACACAAAATGAGCAGTGCCGAGTTGAGAGAGCATTGGGGAAATAAATCCTCAAACTTTCTTGTGGGTAAAACAGTAAGACGGGTGCGATATTTAACTGAGTCTGAAAAAGAAGATCTTGGTTGGTATCGTAGCCCACTCGTGATCGAGTTTGATGATGGACACTGGCTTGTGCCTATGTCTGATGACGAGGGTAACGATGGGGGTTCTCTGTGGACTTCCAGTGGGACGGACTTAAGTATCATTCCAACAATATGACACCTGAAGCTAAAGTAAAAAAGCAAGTTAAAAAAATACTTGATGGGTTCGGGTGTTATCACTTCTATGCCTTTACAGGCGGTTATGGTAGATCGGGAGTTCCTGATATAATCGCCTGTTATAAAGGTCATTTCATTGGGATCGAGTGCAAAGCAAATAAGGGCAAAACCACTGCACTGCAAGATCTAAATATCACACAAATTCGTAAAAATCAAGGATTGGCAATCGTCGTAAATGAAGGTAACATGGACGAGTTGGTTAAACTTTTAGAGGATTTATGATATGGAATTTATGGAAAGATGGGTTCACGAAGCTATGCAAAATGCAGATTCAACATGGACAGTAGTAGAAAGAAAAAATGACTGGGTTAAAGTTCGTATGCCTGTTCTTCCAAGAAAGACTAAATGAAAACTTGTAAAACTTGTGGAGAAGAAAAGCCCATTGAAGAATTTGTAAAAAGTAAAAATACAAAAGACGGGCGTTTAAATAAATGCAAACTTTGTGATAACTTAATACGAAAGGAACAATATTATGCTAACCATGAATATAGAAAACAAAAAGATAAAGAGTATAGAGAAAAAAATAAAGAGAAAGTAAAACTTTGGAGTCATAAATATAAAGAAAAAAACAGAGAGAAAATACGAATAGCTGACAGAGAATGGAGAAAAAATAATCCTGAATTATCTAGGGAAAGAAGTAGAAGATGGAGGAAACTTCACGGAAAAGAGCATTACCAAAAAAATAAACAAATGTTTGTAGCCAATGTTGTTAGATGGCAAAAAGAAAATAAGGAACGATATAACAAACGAACAAGAGAATGGAGAATAAAAAACTATGCTAAATGCATAGAAAAAGAAAGACTATCAAGAAAAAAAACTAGGCTTAAATTAACAGATGGATATGTAGCAAGATTGCTAAGAGGTAAAGGGAAATTATTAGTAAAAGATGTCCCAAAAGAATTAATAGAAGCAAAGCGTTTGCAAATATTAATACAAAGAGAAATTAAAAACTTAAATAAAGGAGAGTTAGTATGAAAACCATAAGTGATGTAAGAGATCAGTTAGCTGAAATATTTGAAGATTTACGTAACAAAGATATAAAACCAAACGAAGCTGATTCATTAGCTAATATTGCGGGTAAGATGATTGCCAGTGCCAAAGTGCAGTTAGACTACTATGCATTAACAAAAACAAAAGCCGATATACCTTTTTTAGATAATCAAAGTAAAGTTATCAACCAAACTAAACAAGTAGGAAAATTATAGAGGCAGTCATGGCAAAAAACGATGTAGTAAACAAACCAAAACATTACACTCAAGGCAAGGTCGAGTGTATCGACGCAATAGAATCAGCAACAATGGGATTAGTAGGTATCGTAGCAGTATGCGTAGCTAATGTAATCAAATATGTTTGGCGATTCGCATTAAAGAATGGTATTGAAGATCTTGATAAAGCTGATTACTATCTACAAAAACTAAGGAAGAAAGTCAGAGACAATCAATGATTGAATTTACACACGCCATTTATGATGACGAAGGGAACATCATTCGTAAACTTCGTATGTCTAAAACTGAGTATGCTTGGTATCGAAAAGAAAAACCTTTTCTTGATATAAGAAAATTGGACACCAAGCCTAAGAAAAATTTACAACAAGAATTATTTAATTTAGTAGGAGAATGTTTATTATGAAAGATAATAGAAGGTTAAGTTTTGAAGAAAAAGTAGCACGAGTAGAAGAAGTATTAAAAAAATTTCCAAATGCTACTCGCACAAAAATTACACAGTGGACTGGATACAAAGGTGAAGTGCTTGACCAAATGTATGAAGCTGGTGTTAAAGTTCCAAAGAAAAAAATGACAAAAAGCACTAACACCCCGTGGATGAAAAATTTAGGAAGTTTAAGTGGCAGATGAGATTGATATAGCTAATGAGCAAGTGCAAAAAGCATTAGATGCTACAATGAGAACACTTGACACAAAAGTAAAAGAAAACGATACAGGCAAATGCACTTGGTGTGGTGAGCCTGTGCCTGATAAACGCAGATGGTGTAGTGCGGAGTGCAGAGATGAACAAGAAAGGTATAGTTAGTCCATGCACAAGCATATGTCGCTACGAGGAAATTAATGGAGAGCCAAGATGTATAAGTTGTTTCAGAACCTACGAGGACTTATCAAATTGGTTTTATATGTCAGATGAAAGTAGACGTGAAAGAATTAAACAGATTAAGAAAGATCGGAGAGAATATGAACGTGAGCAAAAAAACAATAAGGATATGGGAAAAGAATCTTAAACAGAATTATAGATTTTTTCAGCCCCACAACGCCTATACCCCTACCCCTAGAACTGAGCGAGAAGCACTAGGATATACAAAATATTACCTAGTTAAATCTAGTGAAGATAATTTAGCTGAAACTAGAAAGGCATACTTAGTAGGAGTTTGTGTTATGCTAATACTTTTGGCTCTATTGGTATGGCAATAAAAACAACTGGTAATAAATGTAACAAGTGTAAGGCTGAAGCCAAATACTACTCAGATAAAAAGTGGTGGTGTGGCTTCACACTGGACGCACATGGCTATTGTAAACAACAAAAGAAAGAGAGTAATAATGACGCAAGCTGAATTCATAGAATTATTTACAGAAATAGTAAAGAAACTAGGTTTAGAATCAGAAATTTTAATAGATGAAGAAACAATTTCATTTCCCGTAGGAAAGTGGAGTAAAGAAGAAACAGAAAGAATACTCTACACTATATCTGATTATGTGAAACACGGAAAGAACTCCCACTGATGAATCTAATCACATTAGACTTTGAGACATTTTATGATGTCGGTTTTAGTCTATCCAATTTAACTACCGAAGAATATATCCGAGACGAACGATTCCAAATTATTGGGGTTGGTATAAAAATTAATGACGGCTCTACCAAGTGGTATTCAGGCGATGAAGTAGAGAAAGCCCTTACTAAAATTAATTGGGGCGATTCAGTTTTACTTTGTCATAACACGCTTTTTGATGGCGCTATTCTTAGCATGATCTTTGGTATTCACCCTGCTATATACTTTGATACTTTGTCTATGGCTCGTGCAGTCAATGGCGTTGATGTTGGTGGATCGTTAGCCTTCTTAGCTAAACATTATGATCTTGGGGAAAAAGGCCATGAAGTAATTGATGCAAAAGGCAAACGGCTTGAGGACTTCCAAGAGCATGAACTACACCGGTATGGAATGTATTGTAAGAATGATGTCGAGCTGACTTATAACCTATTTAACATTCTATCTAAAGACTTCCCACAAAAAGAACTAGAATTAATTGACATGACTTTGCGTATGTATACACAGCCACTACTCGAAGTTGATGATGGATTATTACAAGCACGGCTCGAAGAAGTTAGAGAAGAAAAACAAGCACTGCTTGGTGGGTTAATGAATCGACTAGGTTGTGAGACCGAAGAAGAAGTAAGGAAGAAATTAGCCAGTAACAAACAGTTTGCAGAACTATTACAAGAACTTGGTGTAACTGTGCCACTGAAAATAAGCCCAACAACAAACAAAGAAACCTATGCCCTTGCAAAAGGCGACACGGGCTTTCTTGAACTGTGCGAACACGAGGATAACTTTATCCAAGAACTTTGTCGGGTGAGGTTAGGCACGAAGTCTACTATTGAAGAGTCTCGTATTGAAAGGTTTCTTGGTATTGGGGCTAGGAACAAAGGCAAACTACCTATTCCATTAAAGTATTACGGCGCTCACACAGGGCGATGGGCAGGATCAGATAAGGTGAACTTCCAAAACTTACCATCGAGAGACGTAAAGAAAAAAGCATTGAAGAATGGAGTTATAGCCCCACTAGGTTACAAAGTTATTAACTGTGACTCCTCACAGATCGAAGCCCGAGTGCTTGTCTGGCTTGCAGGTCAGAACGATGTCATGCAGTGGTTTAAAGAAGGGCGTGATGTTTATTCTGAGTTTGCATCTAAGGTATATAACAAGCCAGTTGATGAGATAACTAAACAGGAACGAGCCGTAGGTAAGACTTGTATTCTAGGTTTAGGGTATGGCACAGGGGCGACTAAATTACAGATGACATTAAAGCTAATGGCGGGAGTTGAGATAGACGATGAAGAAAGTAAACGACTGGTTGGAGTTTACCGTGATGTAAATGAAAAAGTTATAGAGTTATGGCGCGAGTGTGAGAATGCCCTACATGACATAGCTTCATGGCCCGAACTAAAAAAGCCTTATTATCTCGGACAGCACCAGTGTTTATTAGTTACTCAAGAAGGTATAAAATTACCGAACGGACTTTATATTAGGTATCCGAAAATAAGATTGGACACCAGTGAAACAAGACCTCGATTCTTATATAAGAGTAGACGGGGGGAAGTAGGCATATGGGGTGGATCAGTTGTTGAGAATGTTGTTCAAGCCCTAGCTAGAATTATTGTGGGCGAACAGATGCTCGAGATAAATAAAAAGTATCGTCCTGTGCTAACAGTGCATGATGCTGCGGTTTGTGTGGTTCCTGAAGATGAAGTTGAATCAGCACAAGAATATGTAATGAAAATCATGTCAACACCACCTGACTGGGCTAAGGTTTTACCAGTTGCGTGTGAGGCAAGTTATGGTGACAGTTATGGCGACTGTTAGACGACGAGGTATTTTTAGACAGCACGAACCGTATGCCACTCGGGACTTAAAATGGTATATGGACTGGAAAGTAAATGGGTATGTAGACTATCTAGACATGATTGATCCTGATAGATTATATACCCTTGAGTATGATACAGATGTCCCGACAAAAGAAGAATTACTAAATGGTATAGATCAACACCATGTGCAGACATATAATCCTCATTCTAAAAAAGATGAAAAAGAGGAAGAAGAAAAAGATAATAATACAGATTGGTTCTTTAACGGGGAAATAGTTTTACAAGAGGAAGAAGAAACAAACCCATTTGCTTATGCAGAAGAAATATTTTCAGAACAAGAAAGACAAGATGAAGAAAGAAGAATAAAACGCAAAAAAGCGGAAGAAGAATTAAAAGCTAAACGCAAACAAGAAGAAAAAGAAGTAAGAGAAAGAAGACTAGAACGCAAGAAAGCGAAAGAAGAAAAAGAAAAACTTAGACGACAAAAAGAAAATGCAGAGCTTGAATTACAACACCTTCGAAGAGCGGATAGAGGGTATGTGGATAGATATTTCCAAGAGTACGGTAGAGAAGGATTAAGCACTTTGTTCCAAGATTCAGCATATCATATTGGTCGACTTAATCTGCAAATTGCTAAGTCAGATGTAGTTATTGAAAATGATGTAGAGTTATTAGAGTCGTATAAATATAGGCAGGAATATATAAAAGAACTTATACAGCAAGAAAGAGAAAAGGAGAATCCTGATGGGTGATGGTGGAAAAGGTAGTCTACAAAGACCTACTGACAAGAAAAAGTTTGATGAAAACTACGACAGAATTTTTAATAAAAAGGAGAAGCAAGATGATAAGAGCACTAATAATACCAAACGAAGATTTAACTCAATATAGTTTTACACTTCAAGACAAAGATGCAAACGGTTTTTGGAAAGAAATAACTAAAGTTTACAGACATCCAACAGACCCTGATAAAGTGTATGAAACTGTTGAAGAACTTAAAGAGGATTTAGCCGATGGCAAAGATAGTCAAGAGTGAAAAATCACATGAGTCTTTACACAAGCGAACATCGCAAGGTGGACGTAGACCAAAGACAAGCACGATGAATAAAAACAAAAAGTCGTGCTTTAAAAAATATCGTGGGCAAGGACGATGAAAACGATCATTCATGTTAACCAGCACGTTATAAAATCTAATCGAAAGAACAACGAGGAAAACCCCGTGCTTACAGTTAAAACTTATAAAACAAACACATATGCAAAAGAAGTAAAGATACACGGAGAATCAAAAGTAGTGTATAGCCCTGATAAACCTTTGTCTTGTGGGGCGCATGTGTGGTTAGAAACCCAAGCTGAAGTGGAGATTATAGAATAATGGCAGATTATACTTGGTCGTTCTCAAGCCTTAAAGAATTTCAACAATGCCCTCGTAAATACTATGAGTGTCGAGTCTTAAAAAATTTTACATTCAAAGAAACCGAAGCTACTATCTATGGTAAGGAAGTGCATACAGCTCTAGAAGAATATGTTAGAGATGGTAAACCCCTTCTTAAAAACTACGAAAGATTCAAAGCACAAGTCGATGCATTAATAGAGATTCCGGGACAAAAACTTTGTGAATATGAGATGGGACTCACAAGAGATAAGAAACCCTGCGACTTCAAAGACGAGAACAGATGGGTTCGGGGGATCGCTGACTTAATTATTATTGATGGGGACACTGCGTTTATTATTGATTATAAAACAGGCAGTAATAAATATCCTGACACTAAACAGTTACGCCTTATGGCACTCATGGTATTTGAACACTTCCCTGAAGTTAATCATGTGAAAGCAGGATTATTATTTTTAATGCATGAGACATTTATCACTGACGAATACAAAAGAGAAGATAAAGATTTATCGTGGGCCATATTTGAAAAGGCTTTATCAAGACTAGATAATTCTTATGACTCTGATGTATGGCTACCTAGTCCTACTCCGTTATGTAGATGGTGTCCTGTATCTAGTTGTGAGTTTAATCAGTAATGTATAAACGCAAGTGTATTACCTGTAATACATTGTTTGAAACTAATCACCCCAAGCATTTAAATTGCTCTGCAGAATGTAATAAAGTTTATAGGGTTGTTGCTCGTTACGAAAGAGAAAACGGAGACTGGAAGTCTTATTTTAAACATATCTTATCTAAAAAACCTGACGCTAAATTAACAGTCAGACAGCTTCTTAATATGTTAGATCGACAAAACCATCGATGTGCTTTATCAGGGGTTGAACTAACCTGTATACGCAGACGAGGTACTACCATATTAACTAATGCAAGTATAGATAGAATTAAAGCTGGAGGAGAGTATAATAGTAGGAATGTTCAATTAGTTTGCCGAGCAATAAACTCTTTCAGAAGCACCCTACCAATACCTGAATATTTAGAGTGGTGTCGAAAAGTAGTAGCACATAATAAAGTAAAATAATAGTTGAATTACATAAGTTATTATAGTAAAGTATTAGTTTAGAAAGGATAGTATGGAAATAGTAGATAACACAGCAGTAAAATTTTTAGTTCCTGATTATATGGTAAGCCATATACAAAGTAATATTGAAAAGTCAGAAATAATAAATAACAAAGGTAAGTTAGTTGAAGTTTTAGTCTACTGGGGTCTGCAAGAAATGACCCGTCTTAATCAATTAATATCATTTAGAAAACCATTACCCAGCCCCATGTCAAGAGATTATGATTGGCCGGGATCTTATCAACCTTTTGAACACCAAAAAACAACAGCAGAATTTCTATCTATAAATCACCGAGCTTTTTGTTTTAATGAAGCAGGTACAGGTAAGACTTCGTCTGCTCTGTGGGCTATGGATTATCTAATGAAACAAAATGAAATTAAAAGAACATTAGTTATATGTCCGTTATCTATTATGCAAAGTGCATGGCAAGATGATGTGTTTAGTACCTGTATGCATAGGTCTGTGGCTATTGCTCACGGCAGTGCAAGTAAGCGTGAAAAGATTATTGAAAACAAAGATTATGAAATAGTGATTATTAACTACGATGGTGTGGGTATCGTCAGAGAAAGTATAGCTAAAGGTGAATTTGATCTGATAATAATCGACGAAGCAAACGCGTATAAATCTCCTAGTACGGCTCGTTGGAAAACCTTAGCTAAACTTATTAAACCAGAGACGAGGCTTTGGTTAATGACTGGTACCCCTGCCGCCCAATCTCCATTAGATGCTTATGGACTAGCAAAAATAGTTTGCCCTCATAGAGTGCCTAAGTTTTTAGCGGCTTGGCGTGACAAAGTTATGTATCAAGTAACAAGATTTAAGTGGATACCGAAAGATACAGCTAAAGATGATGTGTTTAAAGCATTACAACCTGCGATAAGATTTAGTAAAGATGATTGTCTAGACCTTCCTGATGTAATGTATCAAACACGAGAAGTCCCACTGACACCAGTAGTTGCAAAATATTATAAACGCTTGAAAGAACAAATGCTTATTGAAGCCGCAGGAGAACAAATTAGTGCTGTAAATGCGGCGGCTGGGCTAAGTAAACTACTACAAATATCAGGCGGTGCAGTATATACAGATGAAAAAGAAGTAGTTGAATTTGATGTCCGTCCTCGCTTATCTGCACTGGACGAAGTATTAGATCAGACAGAAAACAAAGTTTTAATCTTTGTTCCCTTTAGACATACAATAGAAATTTTATCAAAACATTTAGGGGCGCAAGGAATAAGTACTGAAATTATAAGTGGATCAGTAACAGCTAATGAAAGAGCTAGAATCATTACACAGTTTCAATCATTAGATGATCCCCAAGTTTTAATTATCCAACCTCAATCAGCATCACACGGAGTTACTTTAACGAGGGCAGACACAATAGTTTTTTGGTCACCAGTGATGTCAGTTGAAACTTATCTACAATGTGTAGCTAGGATTGATCGTGTTGGACAAAAAAACAAAATGACGGTCGTGCATCTGCAAGGCTCAGATGTAGAAAAGAAAATGTATAACATGCTTCAGGGTAAAGTTGATGCTCATACGAAGTTAGTTGATTTATATAGAGAGGTTATTGAGTGAGCAACGAGTTTCCAAAAGAAGAGTTTGAGTTATTACGAAATATATTAGATGACTTTGTGCATGACAATTGTCAGAGTAAAGATCAAATAGAATTATTTATGATGGCGTTAGTATTAACTACGCTGTCTAGTTACTCAATTGACGTAGAAAACTTCCTTGAAAAAACAGGCAACACACATAGGAATGCTTTGACATCAATAGAAGACGTAAGACGCGTCCTTAGTAAATTCATGAAAGGAGAACCAAAGTGAGCGACACACAAGAAGTTGGTCTTGATGATATTGTGTCTGTGTATCTTAAGATACGGAATGAAAGAAATAGGATTAAGCAAGAATATGAAGCTAAAGACTCTGATTTAAAAAGAGAGCTTGCTCAGATCGAAGAAGTTCTTTTAGCTCAGTGTAATAAGATTAATGCAGACAGCATCAAGACTGGACAAGGAACCATTATTAAAACCCTACGAGAAAATTTTGTATGTAGTGACTGGGATAGTTTAAAACCATTCATTCTAGAAAATGGACTCATAGAACTTATGCAACAAAGACTACATAACGGTAATCTCAAAGAGTATATGATTACTCACGGCAACGAAGGGCTACCCCCTGGAGTTAGTTCGATCCGAGAATACAATATTGTAGTTAAAAAACCTAGTAAATCTTAAGGAGAAATCATGTCTAATGAATTAGCAAATATTATTAATCAGAATCCTGCCTTGATACAAACTGGGCTAGACGAAGATACCCTTGCCGTTGCAGGTGGTGTATCGTCAGGCCCTAAACGAATCTCTATCAAAGGTGGGGTGTTTAGAAAGTATGCAGGTGGTAAAGAAGTTGGCGCTATTGAAGACCGTCACATGAACGTAATCATTGTAAAGATGGCTCACAATGCGTCTCGTATGTTTTACGATCAGGCTTATCAGGAAGGCGTTCAAGCTAGTCCTGTGTGCTGGTCAAGTGATTCAAACAAACCTGACGCTGATGTTGAAGAGCCTAAAGCAAAGTCATGTAGTGAGTGCCCGTATAGCGTGAGAAATTCTGCGGCGGCTAATGGTAAACAATGTAGATTATCTTGGAGAACAGCTGTGGTGTTACCTGATGATCCAAGCGGAGATGTGTTACAATTAGTATTGCCTTCTACATCTTGTTGGCAGAAAGAAGAAAGTGGTAAGTGGGGCTTCAGACCTTATGTTCAAATGTTAGCGAACAACAATGTCGCGGCTTCTAGAGTTATTACTAAGATGCAATTTGATACTAAATCACCTGTGCCTAAAGTTTTATTCTCTCCAATTGGAGCAGTTAACCCTGATGATTACCCAATCATTGAGAAACAAGCACAGTCAGATGTGGCTACTCAAGCTGTAAAACTTTCTATATATAAACCACAAGAAGAAGTTCAGGCTCCTGCCCAACCACAAGTTGAAGCACAAGTTACTGAGACTCCACAAGAGATCAAAGCTGAAACACTTCCACAGTCAGACGTAGAAGCTGAGCAACCTCACCTAAAAGAAACAACAGGCAGTGCTCAGAAAGAACCTGTGGATATTAGTAATACAATTAAGAAGTGGTCAGTTAAACAATAAGGAAGGATATTATGGCTAAATCATATACTGATAAATATTTATTAAGTCTTAATAATCTAAACGAAAAACGTACAGGTGTGCAGTTTGGCAAACTTTGTGTTAAAGCTAATCTGCCACCTAGTATGATCGCTGACGCTCTTGGCGTATCTCGTATGTCAGTTTATAACTGGTTTAAAGGCAAAGTTATAAATCAAAAAAATATCGAGAAGGTTGAGAGATGTATGGAAATTATTGAGTTTAATTTAAACACGGATAAGTTACCTGCTACTAATACTTTTAGTGCTAGAACTTTTATTATAGATAACGTTATTAACAAAATTTAAAATATGATTACAGAATTTTATAAGAAAGCACTGCCAAGTGATGGGGTCTACTGCGTCACAGCAATAAGCCCTTCGTCTAAAATTCCAAAGCACAAGTTCGTAGAGTCTATTGATGAGATCGAGCCTGTTATAAATCAATTTAAATCTAAAAACACCAACGTCTTTGTTGCACTTAGTTCATTCAAAGGATACAGCCGTAAAGCTGATGAAGCTAAATACATTCGGTCTTTTTTTGTAGACTTAGACGTAGGGGAGGGAAAAGGGTATGAGTCCAAAGAAGTTGCTTTACAAGCACTGGACGAATTTGTTAACACAGCCGATCTACCCCCACCCATTAAGATTGATTCAGGCACAGGGGTTCACGCATATTGGCTTTTCGATAGAGACATAGATGCTACGGAGTGGAAACCTTACGCAGAAAAATTTAAAACCCTATGTATATCAAGTGGCCTTCGTATAGATCCCGTTGTCACGGCAGACCTAGCTAGGATTCTAAGGGCACCTGATACCTTTAATTTAAAAACAGATCCACCTAGTCCTACTAAAGTTATTGACGACAGCCTACCTGTATATGTATTTGACGAGTTCAAAGAGTTTTTAGGAGAAGCTGAGCCTACACTCAACGACATACTACAGTCTGTGCCAAAAGGCATGAGCGAAGATCAACGGAAGATGTTAAAACTAGATAACTTTGAGAATAGTTTTGACAAGATCATGCAACTATCTAAACAAGGACAAGGGTGTAATCAGATAAAATTTATACTCGAGAATGTTAAGACTCTGCCTGAGCCATTATGGTATTCAGGGCTATCTATTGCTCAACATTGTAGTGACCGAGATGATGCTATACACCGTATATCTGAGGAGTATCCAAACTACAACCCTGATGATACAGAGAGAAAAGCTAATCAGACACAAGGTATGCCACATTCTTGTGAGACATTTAACAGTGTGAATCCAGGCATATGTGAGTCGTGTCCAAATCGTGGGAAGGTAACTAACCCTTTATCACTAGGTAAAGTATTTAAGATTGCAGTAGAGAAACCCGAGGAGACTATTCAGCCAACAGCTATCCCTGCAGACGCAGTGAAAAATCTAGCCACTACCTCAACTTCTTTATCTAAAGGACTTAGAACTTTGCCTGAAGATATATACCCATATGTGTATGGTAAGGAAGGCGGAATCTATTATATGCCACCTACGAAGTATGACGAGGAAGGGCAAGTGATACAACCCGAACCTACTCTAGTTACTTTGTATGACATATGGCCCGAGAAAAGAATTTATAGCCCTCTTGATGGAGATTGTTTGTTAATGAAAGCAGTATTACCTCATGATCCTGAAAGAGAATTTTTATTACCAATGAGCAAAGTATATGCCATAGAACGCCTAAAAGAAATCATAGCGTCTCAGGGTGTTTTATTTAATTCAGATCCTAAAGGAGGACAACTTTTGATGAACTATATTATTAAGTGGGGACATCATTTAATGTCTAAAAAACCTGCAGAGATTATGCGTATGCAGATGGGTTGGACAGCGGACAGAGAGTCGTTTATTGTTGGTGATCGAGAACTTACGCGTAAAGGTGAAGAAGTATCAGCCCCGACATCTCCTATGTGTAAGAGCGTGGCTCAACACTTGACTACAAAGGGTGACTATAAAGTCTGGAAAGAAGCCGCTAATCGCTTGAACTATCGTAGTTTAGAAACTCATGCGTTTTGTTTATTAACTGGGTTTGGTTCAGTATTGATGGATAGAACATCAACATCAGGAGTGACTATCTCATTGACAGGCGAAGCAGGTGCCGCTAAAACAGGGGCATTGTATGGCTGTCTATCTATCTGGGCTAACCCTAAAGACATCTCTGCAACAGAGCAAACAACTACAAACAACGGTATGACAGGTAGATATTTAGGACTACATAATATTCCATTCGGTTTAGACGAAGTGACTAATATGCACCCAAGAGAACTGTCTCAACTAATCCATAAAATATCGCATGGTAAAGCAAAGATTCGTATGCAAGCGTCAGTCAATGCTGAAAGAGATCATGAGATGGCGGCTTCTCTAATAGCGTTGTTTACTTCTAATCATTCTTTGTATGACAAACTATCTATACTTAAGAGTGATCCTAACGGTGAGATAGCAAGACTGATTGAGTTTACTGTTAGAACTCCTCAGATATTAAAAGACGAAGTAGCACTCGGCACAAAGATATTTGATAAATTTAGATACAACTACGGTTGGGCAGGGCGAGACTTTATATTTAATTTATATAAACATTCAGACTCAGAGATTCAACACATGGTAGATGAGTGGATACTTAGATTTAGAAAAGACTTTGGTGAAGCTACAGTCAACAGGTTCTACGAGAATCTAATAGCCGCTACATTTACAGCAGGAGAGATAGCAGTTAAAGCAGACATTGTTGACTATGATTTAAATAGAATCTATGAACACATTGTAGGCGAGTTAATTAATATCAGAGACAATGTAGTCAAGGCTAACGTCGTAGACTATGAATCACTTCTTGGTGAATTTATTAACCAACATCAGACAGGTATCCTAGCGTTTGACGGAGATAAACTAACAATGGAACCTAGAGGCCCCTTAGTGATAAGAGCTGAGATGCATAATAAACTTATATTTATATCTAAGCCTGAACTAAGAAAGTATCTAGCCGAACACATGGTAAGTTCCAGAGAGTTTATATTTCAAATGAGGCAGAAAAAAATAGATGTTAAAGAAGTTAAAAAGCGTCTAGGGGCTAATTGGAAAAACGCAACGTCAGCAGTCAACGTCATGGCTTATGCTGTACCACTTGAAAACTTCAAAGACATAATAGATGGGGCTAGAAATAGTGAGCCTGCATAATGAACCTGAGTGGGTATTTCCATTTGAATCTATGAACGTGGGGGATAGTTTTTTTATTCCTACCCTTAAGCCTTCGCCCTTGATTTATGCCATCGAGTCAGGGGCAAAGAGGGCTAAAATAAAAGTTAAAACTTTTCAATCAATGAAGGAAGGGTGCATGGGTATTAGATGTTGGAGATTAGCTTAGCTACTTATTATATTTCATAGCTGTTCTGTCTAACTTATTCATGACAGAGTTAAGCATTTTAGTTTCTATCTTCTCTAATTTGTCTAACCTCGTGCGTTTTTCTGCACTAGAGAATTTATCTGAGCCAGTAATATAACGTCTAGCCTGACGAATTTTTGATAGCTCTCGATTAATTTTATTCATCTCTGTGGCTATGCCTAAGTATCCTTTATT